AGCCAACCTCTTAGTGGATCTACCTGTTATAATAGTACTACAAGCTCAGGAAAGGGGCACAAAATGTTAGACGCAATTTCAGATTTCTTTGGTAACATCGCGGACTGGATGAATGACAACCTCGATGGATATGGAGTCTATGCGGCTCTTGCAACTGTAGTCATCTGCGCAATCGTCGGAATCGCAACCCTCTAATCGAAAGGAACCTTCCTCATGCAAACAGTAAAAGAAATTCGCAGACGCGGTTTTCAATACCGTCGCATCTCCTTCACACTAAAAGTTATTTCCGGTCTCTGGGCTGTGGCAATGGTTGCTCTCTCAGTCGGCGGAACATGGACTCACTTCTTTACAGCCATCACAGGACTCGTTGCTTTCTGCATTCCTTCACTGCTTATCGCTGCCACCTACGACCACATGGCGGAAAAGCAGTTTATGAAGGCTGCGGCAAATGTTCCTTTGCTTGGAGTAGTCAACCCTCAGTAGTTTACAAGTAGAGGTAAAAGGATTATAGTTTTTCCAACGACAAGTACGGAGGACCAATGACAAGAGGTACTGTTCAGCGAGAACAGATCTACATCTATGACACCTGTTCCTTGTGCGGTGACGCAAACGTACTTGTTTATGAGCTAGACGATAAGCTCATATGTGCAAATGATTATCGCAATGCAGTAGCTACACTTAGGCAAAGTCAGCTTTGTGATAAGTGTGGTTCACCTAATGCGGTACGCGACCCAGCACATCGTCGCAATGAATATCTTTGCTGGTCCTGTCATGGTAAGAATGGTTTCGTTATCAACAACTCTGTTGTCAAGCGAGCCATTGCTAGCATCAATAACTCAATCCTTACCAAAAGGGTTAAATGTGATGCGGCAGGATATGGAACAGACTGTGACTTCAACGTGAAGCCACGATCTGCATGGGGAGGAAAGATGCTATGCAATCGTCATGGCAAGGTTCCGCCCAAGAAAGAAAAGAAGAAAAAATCTTGAGCAGTACTAAATTGCTCAATGAAGCCCGTGATTTGATCGATCGTTCACGAGCTTCACTCGCTTCACTCGAGACAAACGAAACAACGAGAAAAGGAAACAAACAAATGACGACAACCGTCACACCTCAGCAGGCCGCAGCTCTCTATACCGCTGGTAAGTCAGTGGTTGAGGTTGCTCAGGAACTAGGCATTACCTACGGTAAGGCTCGCAAGCTCATCTCCGACTCAGGCACTGAGATCCGCAATACCTCAGACCGCCTTAAGGGTAAGACCCGTAAGAGCAAGTAAATGAATCTCAAACTCTGGTTACGAGGCCTCGTGTGGCCAGCCGTGGTATCAGCCGTGTCTTCCCTACTTGCGGTGCTCACGGCGCTCACAACCCCTGAGAAGGGGTCATTGGTCCTAGCCCTAGGGCTAACCTCGATTGGCATGGCATGCCTATCCCAGAGGGCATGAATTCGGCCCCTCCTCCACAGGGGGAGGGGTTTACAAAACCTCAGGAAGATGGTACAATAGATCCATCAGAACGAGAGGAGGTGGTCCTAGTGCCACTATACGGATTGGTACACGACAGCCCAATCATTACCGCTGTCCAAAAGGCCACACGCCGTGGTCGCAAAGGACGCGCCGCTGATTACGTCGAAAAGACTCAGTGGCTCGATGCGGCAGTCGTTCCTTACCTCGAAAAGATCTACAACAAGATCCATGGTATCGAGGAAAAGAAGGAAGAACAAAACTAATAAGCTTCGTGAAACAGGTACCTGCGGGTGCCTGTTTCTGCTTCTTTTATGATACAGTATTACCAGGTAACCAAACCTAATACGGAGAGACGGAGGTACATGTGTTCACATCCCTTTTTCTTTCCGGCCCTATGCAAGCGGTAGAGGACAGACGCAAGTCTGAGAAGCATACGGGTAGCAAGAAGCTCAATGTGAAATCTACATTGGGTTGTCCCGTCCCCGACCTAAGGAGGCGAACTAGCGTTGCTCACACTACGTGGAATAGCAATGACGTCCGTAGCCTATATAACGGCACTAACAATCGGTATCTTTGCAATTGCGATGAGTTCATCCAATGCGGCGATGCCTTACACAGAAACACCAGTACCAGACCACAAACATGAGCTGGTACGTCTTGACCCTCTTGAAACATTCAAGGGTGTAAAGAAACTCACACAGACCGAGCTTAGGGATCTCCTTGCGGCAGTGGGTTTCACAGGCAAAGGCCTGAAGACAGCATGGTCAGTAGCCATGCGCGAGTCTAATGGTAGACCTGTCGCACATAATGACAACGTGCGGACAGGCGACAACTCATACGGTATCTTCCAGGTGAACATGCTTGGAAGCTTAGGCACTGATAGACGTGCTAAGTATGACCTGTCAACCAATGCGGATCTATTTGATCCAGTCACCAACGCCAAGGTTGCGTTTCACATGACCAAAGGTGGAGTTGATTGGAGTAGCTGGGGGTTAGGTCCCAATGCCTACGATGGCACTGCGGATGAGCCTTCAATTACCAAGTGGTATCCCCTATTTCCTAAGTCATAACTTACCGACAAGGATAAGATACAACCATGACCGAATACAACCCCGCGGCTGACGAGCCAGTGGCAATCGTTCCTGTTGAGGAACCAGCTGTCATTGAGGTAGCTCCTCAGCTAGAAGAACTACCACCTGCTCCTGAACCAACACCTGAACCTGTTCCTGTTGTGGAACCTGTTGCGGTTGCGGAACCAGCTCCTGAACCTGTCGTGGAGGCTCCTAAAGAAGAGCCTAAGCCTAAGGTAAAGGAACCTAAGGTTGCAGTAAGTGGAGGAAGCAAGGACGCTGTTATCCTTGCTAACTGCGTGTACAAGAACAAGTTCGCACGCAAGAGCCTCACTGTTCACCACGTTCAACGTCGTCTCAATGAGCTTGGCTATCCTGAAGCTAACGCTGATAAGGATGGTTGGTATGGCGATCTAACTAAGTTATCTGTAAGCAATTTCCAAAAGGCAAAAAGCTTGGCAGCAACTGGTATCATGGACGCTGACACATTCACAAAGTTATTTGAAGGTGACAACAACGTAGAGGTTGTGCTCTAACACACGACACATCTTACAAAAGATCAAG